TTGGATTCGAACCATTGTCAAAACCCTCCCATATACCCCTTAATCCCTGCGGCTGCTAATTGAGGTAAAAACCCTTGCTGCCCTTGCTTTTCTTGATAAGCAAAGGGGCTGTAACCTAAACCTAGCTGAGAAAGATTACCAAACTGTCCTTGCTGCCTTTGCGCTGCTTGCCCCTGTAATTGACTAAAGAGTTGCGCTAGTTGACTTTGGAAATCAGAGGATGCTCCCCCTAATGCTTGTCCAAAACCACTTGAAGACAGCGCTCCAGCGCCTGCAAATCTTTCTGCTATGCCCGGAAGCACTTTTTGCTCGAATTGCTGATTATAAGGCTGAGCAAATTGATTAAAGCCTTCTTGACCAGGCTGTAAAAGGCTTTGATCATATTGATTAGCTTGCTGGAAGCCGCCGCCCTGTTGCATCATGCCTTGAAGCCATTTGATAAGGTCGTTACCACCAAATTGTTGTTGAGCACTTGTTCCTGTAGGCAGTTTTTTAATCTCATTGCCTGAGCCAAAGAGCCAATCTGTTAAACTTGCCATATAAACCTCAATTTTTCAAAAATTCGATTACGTAAACTGCCCATGTGAGGCTATTTCCGCTCGTATTATAAACCAAAAAAGTATTCGTTGCGCTTACATACCTAACATATACAGCAGGATCATTTAAGAAGTAAGAAATTCCAGTATTATCTAGCGCTCCTCCGAAGCCTTGGACGGGATAAAGATAGCCACTAACCGCAACTGGAATTGTTGAAGTTGTCAATTGAAGTGAAAGGGGCGAATTGGCTGCTTGTGTAGCAATAGTCGCAGCTGAATTGATAGCTAAATTTAAAGCTACCAGATCAACTGTTAATCTGTAAGCGTTCCTTAAATACTGCTGCGTGCTGCTATTCTCTACTACCTCGTTAAACCATTGTTCAAATGCTGCATTCTCTTGAAGCAGGAATAGCCCAGATTCTTTGCTGTTTACGGCATTAGCCACCCGGCGAAGGTATAGTTGCAATATTTCATCATAATTTTCCTCTCCAGCATTGACATCTAAAGAAATTGGCAATTGGTTAGTGTTAAGTGCTAAGTCGCTTGAGAATGTCATGCGTTTACCAACCTTCCTGCTTCTCTAAAGAAGAAGTTCATCGCATGAAGTTGCATTCCTGTTTGATGCGTAGAGATCTGATTCATCAAAGCATTGTCAAACGTCATAGCAACCCTCAGAAACTGTCCAAACTGATTGGAGTAGAATCTATACCAGGCATATTCTGTTCCCTGCAAATAGGTCCCTCCAGTAGCGTTTACTGAGTTCCAGATTCCGCTATTTGGGGTATACGTACCTGTTGCTGACGCATTGATCACAGAAAACCGATTTGCATCGATCACTATCATATTGTAATTTGGTAGCGAATTGAAGTTCGTCAGACCGATCACATTAGAAATGTAAATAAGTGTTCCTGTGCGTAAGCTATGCCCTTCACTTGTAATAATCCATGGATTTGTAGTGGATGGAGGCATAGTAGAATCTGCGAGTGCAATATTTTGGATATATCCTGATTTCAGCGAAGAGTTCGAAAGTTCCTGATTGCCAAACATCATTTGATTGGCTTGTTCCAAATAGGAATTAACGAAAAGTTGAATTGTGACTGCCGGAATCGTAGGATAATGGTTATTTGTATCCATCAAGAAATCGATATAGGAAACTTTATATTGCTTTCCTATACTCTGATAGGGATTAAAATCCTTTCCTACGATATTCATGATCGGGCAAAGAGAAATTACTCCATTTCCAATATAAGTAGAAACAATATCGCTCGATAAAGCTGCATAATTTGTGCCATTCCAGAAAAAAAGCTGCAATGTATTAGCATCTTTTGGCACTGCAAGATATAGATTACCGTTTAATCCGGGATCTGTTCCATTCCACAGAGTGCCATTAATGAAAATCGTTTCCCCTCCAGATTCTGGCTGATTCTGTATATTATGAGATGGTGATACAATCGTTATCGGTACTGCCGTTAGATCGATAGAATAAATAAATAGACTTGGCCCATAATTGATAGGGCAAGAAACTGGCGTTTCAGCATCTGGATTTTCATAGATTGAAATGAAGCCTTGCTGATTACCAGCGGTGACATATTCTACATAGTTTTGGTCATCGACATTATCCCAAGATACATCACTATCCCAAAATGTCGTAAGACTATCCCAATTAATGCCTAGAGTAAATTGTGCTGGGCCAAAGCATGTGATGGTGTCTCTGTATTGCGCCCAAGTGTTATTTCGATAGTTGAATAGAAGAACCGTATTCGGATAGGACTGATAAACTCCCATATTCGATGTGTCTACATAATTCCAATAGACTATTTCCTTTTCAAAGTCTCTTATGCCATGTACAAAGTTAGGAGCGCTATTTTGAATTTGAAAGCTAAAGATTGTTTCGGGAATCTGCTCATCGAGACGTTTTAACCCTCCTGCGCTTGCTTGGATCACTCCCCTATCACTTACCGTCATAACTCCTTGGTCAAAAACGATAGAACTATAAGTGCTGACAGCCCCAAAATCACTTGAAATCCGCTCGAAGATAAAAGGCAGTCCATATTCTCCAATATAACGAAGTTGCCATGTAGAATACTCAAAGAAAACGATAAGTGTATTGCGATGAAAGGCTGCTCCTACAATAGATTCATTCGTGGGAGCGTCTAAGAAACCGCCTCTTCCGAAAATGTCTCTCCTCCATCCTAAAGTCTCATCTGTAGGATCTCCAATTTGACTAAAGGTACATCTTGCTGAATAATGTTGTACAGAAGTTGCAGGCAATGTAGGATCGCCGCCACTTGCCACACCTTCCCAAGTATTTAAAGCAAGAAGCCTGCCATAATAAGGTATCAAAATCAACGCCTGCCAAAGTTGGATAGCAGTTCCCGAAGGATTAGTTAGGAATGGTTGTAGAGATGTCCAAACAGAATTATTGAAATATCTTATGGGGTCATAGGGGGTACTAGCAGCCAAGGCTATATTGTCATTAGTGGCGAAGAAATATTTAAGACTAGGATCAGCTCCCTGATAATTTGCAGCCCAAAAGAAATCGGTATTCGTTCCTGTCCAAGTGGTTGTTGTAAGCTGCTGAAATGCCCCTCCCACAAATTGATAAGAATATGTTGTATCAAAGAAAATCGTCTGATCAATGCCTATAGTTGCCACATCCTGCTTAAGAATCCCCATAACAGGCAAACTTGGATAATAAGCAAATGAAACTGTTGTTGCTGTTCCGCCGGCAACGTTTGTCGTTATAACTGCAACCGAGGTAATATAGTTTATCGTTCCGAAATTTGTCGCATTGATACTTATCCATTTTCCACCTGGGGGATATGCGCCTAAAGGTGTCGAATTGAAAGGAATAGTAAAAGTATTTGCTCCTGTCACTGTCACTGTGAATGTTTGGCCATTCAATATGGACCAATTTCCAGAAAAGCCACTTAGAACTACTTGCTCACCTGTAATTAGATGGTGAGCCACACTAGTAAAAGATACAGGATTTGCATTTGACGCTGCAGTGATAGTTCCTGATTGTTCTAGCACTCCTAGGCCATTATCTATAAGAACAAGCGTTCCTATAGTGATTATAACCGTTCCAGGTTTTAGCTGAGCATATGGAAAAGTGATTGCTGGAGACACTGTAGAGAAAATATTGACTGTCCATGGAGATGCACCACTATTACCTAGACTTGTATTGATGATTGCAACACTAAGCCTTCCAACTGTAACAGAACCATCACGCTTTTTTACCCGATCTCTCCATACATAGGCATTCTGTAGATTCGAAAAAGCCTCATTAGGCAGCATCATTGGCTTTTTGTCGGTCATTAGACCGCCGCTAGGATAGCCTCCTATGAGAACTTGATTGAATGCGCTCATTAATTGCCTATTGCAAACCAGTTTAATTGTGTTAAAGCAGATGATCCACGGGTGTACCAACTAAAACCGGTAGGACTATATGCACTTATCCCAGAAGACCATGCTCCCCCGGGCGCAGAACTTAAAAATGAGGCCAATTGAACGCCAAAACAATTATTTGGGAATGCAACACCAGCAGGCGAAGTAGAAGTAAAAGTCACCGAACCGCTAGCATTTGAATTTGACGGCGTACTGATTCCTGTAATTACTCCCCATTGTATTAATACTCCTCCAATCCATTGATAACCATTTGTAGCTGCTGAACCACCTGTTAATTGGGAAAACCCCCCCCCTCCTGTTAATGTAAATAACTGAGTATCGCCTGAAGGAGATCCATTCGGTTTAGAAGTTTGGGGATTTACTAGAACTGCTGGGTCCCCAGAAAATATTTGATTAACGCCTGACATTTTCATTGGTGTAGAAGTTTGTGTGACTTCATGAATAATAGTGTGATAACCAGCAGGATTGCTCCCTGGGACCCCATTATTATTCACATGGTCTACACCAAGAGTCAAAAATGTCCCATCAAGATTATCTCTGATCACTGCTTTGGTGGTGCCAAGGCTAGAACCGTCTGGAGGATAGCCCTCTGTATAGGTAGGTATTCCCATTAACTCACCGCCACTGCTGCAATTGGTTGATTATCTTGAGGTCTCTTAAGAATGCGCCTAGCCTTAGCTGTCATGCCATGTTTACTAGGCTGAATGCGCTCCTTAAGCTTTTTTTCTTTTCCCTTAATGACTACCATATTTCCTCATGTTGTGGAATTTCCTAGAAAATATTCATTTAATGGTTTTACAGGTTTGCTCGGAGGCGTTTTAATCTTCTTTTTTTTCTTCTTCATGGCCCTGTTGAATTTACCCCAAAACCAGTTTGACCATAGTTCTGGGTTAGTTGATCTGTATAGATGGTATAAATAGATCTTTGCCCAATAGACGCATAAGTGCGAGTCTCTATGATGTCATAGCGCTCTTTTAGCATCTTGTCGATGTACATCACACCATCAGAATCAAGGCGATTCTCGAAGATCTTTTTAGCCGCTCCCACTGCTAGAATTTCCCACCATTCGCTAAGTTCTGGATTACTAGCTTCGCCTTGAGCTAATAGGGCTTTGATAGGCGATCTATAAGCGGTTAATTCGATGGTGAAACCTGCACTGGGCATAGGGGCAAGCGTAAATTGGTTCTGATAGAACATGATGGCTAAGGGCTGCGATGTCTGCCTAGCATTGTATTGGATGCTTATTGGCGTTCCCTGTGGAATCGATTGAGCAAAAGTTAATCCTGTGATTTGACCTGTAGCATAATTGATCGTAGCATTGCCGGGAATATCTGGCGTGCTTGATGCATATTGTCGGTAGTATGTCCACCCGTATTCCTGATTTGTATTATTTGATGTCTGAAAAATCTGAATAAGGTTTCCCTGACCATCATCGGTTACATTCTGCGTTTGCCCAATTCCATTGGTTCCTATTACATTCGCCGTTATAAGGATATTCTGGACGCGCCCTTGAGTGAAGTAGAGACTTGGATTATCTGCCGGGCCAGGATCATTGTTAACGCTAGGGCTAATTGGAGAAGCTATTGTCATACCTGAATAAGGACCAGCCACATTAGTTCCAGAAGCGAAAATCTCCTGACTTTGCCAATTGAAATTAGCCCCATAGAAGCTCCATGGGTCGTTGAAGAGCTTTATTTCTCTTTTAGCGCAATAGCATGGGTTATCAACCGTGATGTAAAGTTCACTATTAAATGGGTACACATCTTGCCCCACATTTGTCGTGAATGTATACATGTCTTTAAGCTTAAGGGAGCGAAATTTTGCCGGCAGATCATAGGTATAAAAGCTATTCATTTGCTGAACGATATAGCTATCTGTCGTCTGGAAATTGTTTGATGATGCCGTAAGAAGTCTAGTTTTGGTTATGGCATCCGTTAAAGTTGGAAACTGAGGAAATGTTGGAACGAAGGTTTGTAGGCTCATAATGTTGGCTCATTATCAAACGCATCTTCTAGCGTTGTAGCTGCAAATTGCGGCTCTATCCCCGATCCTGCGGCGACTGCTACGCATGGAATCTGAGGATCACTGTAAGAAATAAATGGGAAAAATCCTAGTGTATTTACATCAATTGTAACGGTTGTTGGAGTCAATGAAATGATCCGGCCTTTCTGATTATTAAGCTGAATCATTCCATTTCCTT